AAGCTAAACAAAGCTGGTGCCAATAAGATCACACTACCTTAGGAACGCTTTGCGTTACAAGTGTGGCCCGGCTGCTGGGCAGGTTGTTATGGGAGTCGTGCCCCGGAATGGTGACCTAAGTGAGCACTAATACAAAAAGCCCCTTAGAGGGGCTTTTTTATTTGGTAACAATATCGTAGATTTCTCGCCAGTTCTTGACCACAGGGTAATTGCAAAGATGATGCATATTATGTCCGTGTTCGATGAGAATTGAACGCAAGCCAATATTGTGGCCAACATCGGCATTGGCTGGCTTGTCTTCAATCCACCACATACCGCTATCACGATAGGGTTCTAAGGCAGCATCTTTGTCTGCACCTGTATCTAAACATATAACTGATTCAATGGCATTGCCAAACAACTTACGCAAATTCATTTCACGCAGTTTACCTGCGTTCTTGTCTAGACTTAGACTTGTGATCACCCGGAATTCATAGCCGTGTTCTTCGTGTAGTCTTTTAACATAGAATGTAGCATCACGAAGTGCTGGAAGAAAGCCGATAGCCGCTGATTCATTGAAAGTCTTTACAACTTTCTTTGAGTCTTTTTCTTCTAGCTCATTATAGTGATGATGTAGATAATAGCTTTTCTTGTTATCTGCTGTCAAGGTGTAACCGCGTTCTTGCATCCAAACTGAGAATGCCCATTCCCAATCTAGTAGAACTCCGTCTGCGTCTGTGAGTATAAGTTTGTCTTTCATACCATAATTATAGCAGTATTTTAGCAGTTTGTCAAGTGGATAAGTAAAATATGACAACAATAATCGCAACTTTGGTAATGGTTCAAATTACCATAGCCTGTGTTACTCTATTCCTACATAGATCGCAGGCACACAGAGCAGTAACATTTCACCCAATCGTAGAACACTTTATGCGTTTTTGGCTTTGGCTAACAACAGGTATGGTTACTAAACAATGGGTAGCCATCCATCGCAAACATCATCAAAAATCAGATCAAGAAGGTGATCCGCATAGTCCTCAAATTTACGGAATTTGGCGTGTGATGTTCAAAGGCTGGATATTATATCATAATGCCAGCAACGATACTGCCATGGTCGAGAAACTGGGCATCGGTACTCCTGATGACTGGATCGAGCGTAAACTCTATACCCCACACAGCCGCACTGGGATTCTGCTGATGCTGGTCATAGACCTTGTTCTTTTTGGCCCTGTGGGCTTAGTAGTGTGGGGTATTCAAATGATATGGATACCATTATGGGCCGCAGGTGTTATTAACGGTCTAGCACATTGGGTTGGTTATCGTAATACAGATACCAAAGATACTAGTCGAAACTTGTTACCGTGGGGCATATGGATAGGCGGAGAGGAACTGCATAACAATCATCACGCAGACGGTGCAAATGCCAAGTTCAAACAGCGTTGGTTTGAAATTGACATAGGTTGGGTTTACATCAAAATTCTAACTTACTTAAAGTTAGCAACACTTAGAGCATAATGAAAAAGGACCCGAAGGTCCTTTTTCTTTCTACTATAATATATACCGCTATGCGGTCAATAATTTATTTCTTTACACCACTATTTACAAATGCGTACATCTTTTCAGCAGCTTCAAGAACTTTATCTAGTCCTGGAACTTCAGGCATATTAACGGTACTGACAATTTGTCCGGTTTTCTCGTCACGAGTTGCTGACATTTCCCAACCATGGAATTTGTAGCTGTATTCTGCCTGGACAGCATCCTTGGCCAATGCTAGAATGTCTGCACGGATCTCGTAGCCGTTCTTGTTAAATTTTACTTCTGGTAGTTTTGGTGTGTTAAATTCTGACATAATATTTCTCCTGTGTGTGTTAATTATTTAGACTTCGCTGGAACAAACGCTTTGAAAGCATCTTGAGAATTTTTAACAAAAGCCTGAGCGATCGCCAAACTTGCTTCTACGGATGTCTTTGTTGCGGCTGCTTGAGCATCGATTAGTTTGTTTAGTTCTTCTTTGAACTTAGGATCGGTAACAAATGTGTTAACAAACTGCTTCTTGCCTGTTTGAACGGCGTCGATGATTTGATTGTGAATAAACATAATTTTCTCCTTGTGTGTATGTTTGTGTATTTAGGTACTTGTTGTTCCCTGATGTACTATTATATATCTTTACTTAGAAAAAAGCAACGGAAACGTGATCATCTTGGCGAAATTTCTTTGGAGCTTGCCCAAGTGGTCAAATTTAGCTAGGTTGCTTTCCACTACTTCGTGCATGACGCTGACCGCAGTAGCCGTTGGAATCCTAATGTCTGCCAGCGTTTCTCCACCGTCGTTGATTAGAATTCCGTGCTTGCCTGCTAGTTTCTTGATAGCAGTATTGGTGCTAAGGCAGACCATACAGCCACCTTTGATATTGCGATTCTGGCACCACTCAATACAACGTTTCATTAGTGCATTGCCCATGCCTTGTTTTCTATAAGGAGTCAAAACACTGAATGCTAGTTCGGTTTCTCCGCCTGCAAGACTGATATGTCCGGCTGCAATAACTTCCAAATCATTGTTTTCAATTACAAAAATCTTATGATCTCTAGGGTTAGTTTCAAAGGTAGTGCATAGTTGTTCGATAACCTCGTCTCGAGCATGAAAGCCAAAACGAGTGTATCTGCTAGCTTCGTCTAAGGCCAACAGATGCTTACGGTATCTTGGATACTCGTGCGGCTGTAAGCGATATACAAAATGCGGCATTTTACTTTTCAGTCATTACGTGTTTAGCTGCTTCGTAGTTGCCCATACGAGCTAGTGCTGTGGCAGCTTTGGCTTTGCCCATTGCTGTAAAAAATGCATAGATTGTGTTCATTACTGATTTCATAGTGGCCATCCTTTGGTTGATTGGTTGCGATCAAACTGGCGAGTCCAGTGATCAATTTCTGCTGCGGAAGTTGGATTCTTGCTGACTATGTACTGCTCTAGTTCAGAACCGTAGGTTTGTGGTTTTTCAACTCGCTTGCATATTTCTGTAAAATATGCTATCATTGATGTTAATAACATTGTGTGTCCTTTATGTGTTAGTAGAGACTCATGGTTTCTACTGAGTATTTAGCGATTGTATGCTGCGGCCGCATAAAAAGCAACCACTTGTTTTTGCCTGTAATTTTCTACACAATAACTTTTAATTTGAGTTAAATACACTAATAATTTGGACCACTGATGAAATTAAGAACTCGCTCCATTCTTCAAGAACTAAACGAAATTGCAGAAGTACGCAATACTGATTCATTAATTGAGAGTCGTGCTACTAATATTATCAATTCTGCAATTAATCTGCTGGAAAGCATTCATAAGCACTATGATGCGGAACAAGCAGATGAGCTTGAGCGCAGGCTTATCAATGCCATCAAAGGACAGGATCCTGCTAAGTTTACACGCGGCGTAAGAAAGATATCAGAATCACGCAAAGCCAAAAGAAAATTACAAGAATCTAACAATGACTAACTTATTCGAAGGCGGCAATGTTTTTAAAGGGCCGGACAAACAACCATTAACACAGCGTATTGCTACCAACGATGTCCCTGCTACTATTGCATGGATTGAAAAAGTCACGGGATTAGATTTCACCAAAGACCTAAGTCCGAATGATGGTAAGCCAATGAAGTGGTTAGGTACTACAGGACGCAAAGAGCATCCAGACGGTACATGGGAATTAAACAGCTCGGGTGATCTAGATCTCAGTGTTGATGCTAGAGAAGTAGACAAGAAAGAATTTGCCACAAAGTTGGCCGGTCAGTTTGGCAAGGACAGCGTTAAACTCAGCGGCGACAGCGTACACTTAAAAACTCCTATCGGCGGAGATGAGGGCAACGGATTTGTACAAACAGATTTTATGTTCAGCAACAACCCATTGTTCCAGCAAGGTTCAATGATTGGCGGGCAAGGACAATACCGTGGCGAACACCGCCATATTCTATTGAGCAGCATTGCTCGTGCTAGGGGACTAAAGTATAGTCCTAAGTTTGGTCTAGTAGATCCCGAGACTAACGAGCCTGTGCCTAACGGTGACGACTGGAATCAAATTTCCAAAGAACTGCTGGGTCAAACAGCAACTACAAAAGATATTAGATCAGTTGATACTATCATTAACTATATCAAGAAGCTGCCTAACTACGAAGAGTTAGTGGCCGCAGCAAAAGAAACATTAGAAAAACAAGGTGTTAAGCTGCCAGAAAACATTGTTTCTTTTGAAAGCAAACAGACAGGCACACCTGCTTGGTTCCGTAGAATGATGGAAGCAGTTAAATGAGAGCTTTTGAATTTTTAACAGAAAAGTGGAGCGACAAATATAAACGCTCTATCAATTGTTCTAGTCCCAAAGGGTTTAGTCAGAAGGCACATTGTGCTGGCCGTAAGAAAACCAACGAAGATGCTCCGGCTCCTAAGAAAGTAGGCCGTGAGTTTAACCACTTAGAAGATCTAGTATTCACTGAACCCGGTGGCGCCAAACGTGCTGTTGATGTTTTAAAAGGACTAGCACAGGACGCCAAAGAAGTTAGTATCAAATGGGACGGTAATCCTACGGTCTATTGGGGTAGAGACGAAGATGGAACCTTCCGTATGGTAGGTAAGAACAACTGGGGCCGTGAAGAAGGTAAAAGTTCTAGCCCTGAAGAATTAGCTCAGTTCATCAACAGCCGAGGCAAAGGCGAAGAATGGAGAGCAAAATTTGCATCAGATATGGCAGCACTATGGCCAATCTTTGAAGCAGCTACTCCTGCAGACTTTGTAGGATACATCTACGGAGACATTCTATTCCATCCAGGTAAACCTAAACAGGGCGCCGACGGAAAGATTAGTTTTACGCCTAATCAGACAACATACTCAGTTGTAGGCGGCAGTGAAGTTGGTAGAAAAATAGCCAGAGCAAAAGTTGGTGTTGCGGCACACAAAGTTTTAGATTACTTTGGAGACAAAGGAGGCAGTGATTTTACTGATGCTGAATCATTCTCCGGTAATCCTGATCTAGCAATATTTGGCCAGACCTATGTCAGTCATCAACCTGCTGTAAACGCAGACAACATTGGCGTAATAGAAAAACTAGCAAACAGCAAAAGTTCAGCTATCGACAAATTGCTAACTCCTGTAAAAGGGCTAAGTGGATTACAGACAATTATCTATACTTTTGTTAATAATCAAAGCAAGGCTAAAGCATTGGATAAAATTGACACAAAGAGTTTTATGTCATGGTTGCCAACTAGTAAAGTTAGTCCAGGACAGCAACAAAAAATCTCCGAAATAAACGCTGCAAATGCGGGAGTTATGGACGATATGTTCACTCTAGTTAGAGAAATCATGAAAGCCAAAGACGAGATTATTGCAGAACTAGATCAAGCCGAAGGCGATATCACAGCTAATACAGGTGGTAAACCAGGTGGCGAAGGTTATATGAGCGGTAAAGATGCTGTAAAACTAGTTCCACGTGATCGTTGGACTCCATTTAGAGCCGATTAACACCCTCAAACCCATGGTTTTTTCCAAACTGGCTAAATAATAATGCCAGTCCCGGAGCGGGACTATTAATATAGAGGAGAAAATATTATGGCTGCATATACAAGATCAAACGGCTTAGGCCACGTAACAAGCACATTATACGAAACACTACAAGTTCGTGGTTTCCGTATTGAAAACCCAGGTACAGCTTTTACAGATGGTATCGGTGGAACAATTGAAGCTCTAGCACAAGAGTTTGGTACAACAGGTGCGTTAATGGAAGCTAGTGGTGACACATTTGTTATCATCGGTGACGGACATGCGCTCGACGTTGCTATTGTTAACCGTCGTGCTTCTAAAGTATTAGGAGTTTCTGAGTCTACATTAGACGTTTCAGCAATCACTTCATTGTTTGGTATCGTTAATACTTAATATTAACTAATTTCTCAGGGATGGGAAGACTAAGCCCGGTTCGCCGGGCTTTTTTACGACCGTATAATCTGCGGCTTAAATAGTAGCAGATTATGAACAGATATCAAATTGTTACCTTAGTAGACATCACCAATAGTAATGCATCTAGATCGGAAACTGACAAACTACGGCTTGGCCAACGAGCTAATTTTAATAGTTTGTTACAGGCCATTGGATTACGAGCCAACCCGACTTGGGAAGCCGATCCTGTAATGCATGACGGCCGCCTTCCTGACAATCTCGACGGCAAAGCCAATCATTGGATCTGGGAATTTGAATGTGAGCGTGATATGGTATTTGATGACGGCGAAAGTTCCGTTGGGTTATTAATTAACGATCTCCATGGTGTTCCTATTGTAAACGGATTAAATAATTCAATAGAATTAGATCCGGCAGCATTTGTAACTAAGGGTACAAAAATCAATACCTGGGTCACAGAAATCACAGCCGCTGAATAAATACATTATATAGGCATCTTATCATTTAGGCAATTCGGAACACTTAGGCACATGGCTCGGAGCGAGCACTTGACTTAACATAAAAGGAATCAGCCATAATGGCCAGAACAGCAGCGGCAGTAGCACTAGCTACGGTTCCAGAGCGTGTAAGCGTACTGGAAACTAAAGTAGACAACATAGAAGAAAAACTGGATGATATCAAGGTCGATGTCAAAGAAATGCACGACTGCTTAGATCGTACCAGAGACGAAGTATTGGCACAGCTGGGAGTTATGACAGGTGAGTATAGAACCAATGCTGCTAAGTATTACGAACACGCTGATAAGTTGAACGAACAACAAAGCGCACAGCACCAAGAACTAGCAGCTAAGATAGGCGAGCTAGAAAAATTCAAACAAAAGTGGATGATGTATGTTATGATCCTGCTAGCGTTTGGTGCAGGTACAGGTTGGTTTGACAAGCTAGACATTCCACACATAATCAAGTTCTTGGGTCTTTGATAACTACCCACTTAAATAAGGGCCATAGGTCCTTTTTTTATGAGTAAAATTCAGCGATGTTTAGACAACATCGTTCGCAGCGAATTATCTAAAACTATAATCCCTGTAAAAACACAGGATGGAATCCTTGTAGGCGATATCTTAATAGTCAGTGATGGTCATATCAAGCATATTCAACGAGGACAGGACTATATATACCGAGACATCAGTTTAAACGCGGTGGCAATTTTATTAGCAAACTTATTAGCAAGACGACAACGATTAGTTAAAATGGATGAACTTTGGCGGGCAGATCAAGAATACGGGCGCTGGTTTGCAGATAGTCAGATGTTGCGTAGCCAGTATCAAAGATCTTTAAATAACCGTGACTATGATCGTGCAGATATGTTGTGGGCTCGATACTGCGAAAGCAAAGATCGTACTTTGGCAGCGAAAAAGTACGTTGAGAGTTTAATATCAATCTGAATAAATACTACATCAATCTGGATCCCTAAAAATGAGAACAACAGAACTTTTTAAATTTAATAGATCTTCTAAAAGAATCAACGAATCTTTTGAGAAGACATTTGGCAAGAAACTAAAGCTAGAAACTTTTAGCATCGAACAATTAGAGGATGCCCGAAATAAACTAAGAACACAGATTCATACGGTTCGCAGTGAGTCTAATTTCAACGAAACCGTAGAAAACGATACGCTGACTCAAGCGCAATTCATGCATGATGCTATTGTTGCAGAACTTGCAGAGCGCAATGAGCCTATCGTAGATAATACAGAAATTGAAGAAGAGAAGTTTGATCCGCTAAAGCATGTAAAAGATCCTACGCCAGGTGAAAAGAAAGCAGCCAAGGATGTCAAGCGTGGCAGCTATGCAGATCGTGCAGCTATGTTAAAGTCAGCAGAAGCTGACGGTAGATTAAAAAAAGAAAGCGCACCTCCAACAGCCAAAGGTGAGCGTATGGTCAAACATATCAAACAAGGATATGCAGACGACGGTAAACTAACAGACAAAGAAAAAGGTATTGCCTATGCAACAGCATGGAAGCAACACAACAAAGAAAAGAACGAATCAGTCGAAACAGGAGATGATATGACTAGACTACAAGAAGGTGAAATCCAGCAAGCGTCTGCGATTGTCACAGCTAAAACAATGGTTGACAGAGTAGGTCGTTGGATTGAAGAACTTTCTGGCATGGAGAATGACACTCTATTGCAACTAGGAGATTCTATCCGCGACGAGATGGGACAAGAGCAGGCTAAAGGTTTCATTGAAGCTGTAGCACCTGCTATTCAACAAGCCTTAGAAAACTTAAAGACAACACGCGAAGCGTTGGCCAGTGGTGTTCGTACACTAACAGGTGAAGAGCAAAGTGCAGGCATGTTGGGTGCAGAGCCACCAGCAGGGGGCGATGAAATGGGCATGGGTGACGAGATGGGCGGCGAAGCTGAACCAGATGCTATGAACGCAGAGCCAGCAGATGATTTTGCAGCAGCTGAACCGGCAGCAGGCGGTGCAGAAGAAGCCGGTCGTGCTCAACGCGAAAGCATTGATCGTGGCAACAGCTTATTAAAAGTGTTGGCAGGCTAATGAGATTCCAAGATGTTGCATCAGAAGGCGATTTTTTAAAGATTAGAGAAATCGCAATGCCTGCACCTCCAACAGGTGCAGCGCCAGTTGGTGCTCCAACAGCGCCGGGTACCGCGCCTGCTGTCGATCCTCAAGCACAGGCAAAAATGGCAGCAGCTCAGGCCAAAGATATGATTGAAAGAAAGAAACAACTTCAAGATCAGATCAAGGCCACTGAAGCACAACTTAATGACCTTAGAAAACAATTGGCAGAACTTAGATGAGATTTTTTGAATTCGCAGGCGATGTAGACGCAGACAGATTCGTTATGGTTTTAAGAAACTATATTGGTCGTGCTGCGAGCAAAAAAGCCCCTGCTAAATTAAATTGGGCAGGCCTAAATAAAGTTTTGCAAATGAACGGTTTTGAATTGACCGCAGACTACGAGACTTTTAAGGCCATGTATGACAGCAGTCCTACAATACAATCTATGGTCAGTAACTTTAATGCAGATGGTATCGAATTAAAAGTACCGGGCGCACCGGATGATCAACAAAGTCCAAATGGCGGAGCAGACAGCCAAGCTCAAGTTGATCAAACAGCCGCTTCGGCAGCAGCTGGACAATTGGCACAATCACAAGCAACTCCCCAGGCTTGACAAACATTTTCATATAGTGTAATATATACACTATATGAATATTCAATTAACTCCACCTCCATTTGTTGAGCGTTTTCAATATAAGAACTGCGTTCAAGTCAACGATCCTGTAACACGCAAACGTGTCTACCAAACTCCAGACGGAGAATCCTTACCAAGCGTAACAACTATTCTTAGTGCCACTAAGGATATGACCCATTTGAACGAATGGAAGAAACGAGTAGGTGTTGAAAAAGCACAACAAATTACTACAGAAGCTGCCGGGGTGGGTACTGCCATGCATGCCAACTTAGAACGTTTCATTGCCGGCATTCAACGACAGCCTGGCAATAATCCTGTACATGTACAGGCCAATCAAATGGCCGATGTTATCATACAAAACGGACTTAGCAAAGTCAACGAAGTATGGGCCATGGAACAGAGTCTTTATTTTCCGGGACTATTTTCCGGAACCACTGACTTAGTTGGTGTACACGAAGGCGAGCCTGCGGTAATGGACTACAAGCAGACTAATAAGCCTAAGAAAGCAGAATGGGTAGAAGATTACTATCTACAGCTTATGGCTTATATTATGGCACATAATGAAGTCTACGGCACTGATATCAAAAAAGGTGTTATTTTTATGTGTAGTAGAGCCTTTGAATACCAGCAGTTCACTCTTGAACCCAAGGACTTTAACAAGTGGCAAGACGCTTGGTTATCCAAAGTTGAAGAATATTACACTACAGGACTACAAGGGTATAAGCAACTGCTTACCCAATAAGATAAATACCCTATAACGGGAATTTATCTATGGCTGTCGTACAGATATCGAAAATACAGGTCCGAAGAGGACAAAAAAGCTCTGCAGGGGGTGTTATCCCTCAACTTAGTTCTGCTGAATTTGCTTGGGCAGTCGACTCACAAGAGTTATTCATCGGAAACGGTAGTGTTGCAGAAGGTGCTCCTTTTGTAGGAAACACCAAAGTTTTAACAGAACACGACAACATATTAGAACTAGCATCTAGTTACAGATTTGCCAGCGTGGATCCTAGCATTACTCTTAGTATGCCCAGGAGCCTACAAAATAAACTGGACGAGTTCGTTTCTGTGGTTGACTTTGGTGCTGTCGGTGACGGCAGTACTGATTGTCTAGAAGCATTTCAAAACGCACTTGATCAGTTATTTAGAAACCCAGATTCTAAATTTAAAAAAACATTGTTAGTACCTAACGGTGTTTATCGTATTTCTGGTAACCTTAACATTCCTAGCACAGCTAGAATACGAGGCGAGACACAATTACAATCTATCATCAATATCGAAGATAACAATATCTTGTTTGTTACCGAAGACGGTCTTGGTGTAGCAGAATTTGACAGCAGTAACAGACCTGTTGATGTCTATGTAGGTAATCTAACAATCAATCATACATCAGGACAATTTGTGTTAACTGGAGTTGCAGACAGCGTCATTGAAGATGTCAGATTTCTTTCAGATTATGTTTTAGGTGATGCAGTAGGATCTATCGAATCTCACCCAGCATCTGTGTTCTGGGAAAACAGCTTACCTGGAACAAAGGTAACTGGTATTACCTTTAAGGGTTGCGTATTTGAATCAACACCTTTAGCAGTAAGGTCTGATCAGATCATTGTTGATATCAGCAATCCTCCGAGATACGATACCTATGTTACCTTTGACGGTTGCAAATTTTTCATCGGTGACTCTGGAATTGTAATTAACGGAATTGCCGGGCAAGGCAACAAGTGGCAGTTACACGATTGTTACTTTGAAGAATTATATAGATACGCTTTTAAATCAACTTACGGCTTTGGTACAACATTTAATAGATCTAGATTTATTAACTGCGGTAACGAAACAAACACAGCCGCTGATCCTGTTTACAGCACGGTATACTTCGGCGAAAGTTTTGGTAATGCAGTCATCGACTGCTATGCCAATAGACACCAATCCGGTGCTATCACAACATTAAATAGTGTTGATGCAGTATCGGAAGTTTATAATGCCAGCAAGGTAAGTCTAGTAGATCAAAACTATGCAGACATTGCTTTGTCAAACCATTATTCGCCGTTAGCAGTATTTTCGGCATTCAACAAATACACGGTAATCAATTACACATTGAAACTAGGTTCGGAGAATAATCAATACACTAGACACGGTCAGTTAACTATGGCAATAGGTGACGACTTGTTAGGTGAACAAGATATTTCCCCGGTAACGTTAAGTGACAATTATTATTACTCGTCAACAACACCAACATCACCTGGAGGAGCTCTAATGACAAATTTTGAATTTTATGCAGAATTAAAAGACAACGATGGCGACAGCGGAATGGAAACAATCTTATTGTCATATAGAAACCCTCTATCTTCTGGAGCCACCGGCAATATCTCGTACTCAGTAGCTTACGGTGTTTGATCTTTACGGCACAGAAAGATTAACCGAGTGGAAAAAATTTAGAGATGCGTTAGAGACTTCCAAATCACCTTTGGAAGACGTTGCCGACCTCTGGAGCAAAGCTCCATTTGTTAATCCCTACCTCAATCCAAAAGACCCAGAGTCTTGGCCTGACCCTTGGCATTTAATTCTGGATGGTAAGATGGATGATCTTGCAATTACTTTAGGTATGCTGTATACTATGACATTAACACAGCGGTTTATGGGTACCCTTTGCGAGATACATACGTCTATACCAAGTAAAAATAAGGAACCAAGCTACTTTTTAGTGGTTGATAAGCAGTTTGTTTTAAACTACGATCCCCGAAAAGTTGTGAAGTTTGAATCGCTAGACATGCCAACTGATATTATTTGGTCGGCACCTAGTAAGCACTAAATATCACACAAAACTAGAGACATTGATGGAAATTATTGTAATTAAAAGAAACGGAAAGAAAGAGCCTTTGACCATCGACAAATGGCAGGCACAGGTGGCTAAAGTCTGCAAAGGAATCGCAGACGTCAGTCAGAGTATGATTGAGATTAAAGCACAACCTCATTTTTATGACGGTATCACAACTAAAGAGATTGACGAAATTACTTTACGTGCTATTGTAGATTTAATTGACATTGAGAGTAATCCCGATGTTGGTCACACTAACTATCAATACGTAGCAGGTAAACAACGTTTGTCAATGTTACGCAAAGATGTCTACGGTGATTACCAACCTCCTCATCTATACGACATTGTTAAAAAGAATGTAGCAGTAGGTCTTTATACTCCAGAGCTTCTCGAATGGTATTCAGAAGATGACTGGAATAAGATGAATGATATGTTGCAGCATGAGAAGGATGAAGAATATTCTTATGCAGCCATTGAGCAGTTGATTGAGAAGTACCTTGTTAAAAACAGAGCAACAAAGGAAACTTATGAAACACCACAAGTTAGATATATGGTCGCAGCCGCTACGGTCTTCCATAAAGAAGAACCTAATGCAGCTCGTATGCGTTATATCAAAGAGTATTACCAGGCTGCTTCAGATGGTTTGTTTACTCTTGCTACTCCCGTTCTGGCTGGTCTTGGAACTCCTACTAAGCAATTTAGTAGTTGCGTTCTTATTCGTAGTGATGATGATTTGGATTCCATTTTTGCCAGTGGTGAAATGATGGCCAAGTATGCCAGCAAGCGAGCAGGCATCGGGTTGGAGATTGGACGTTTACGTTCACTAGGTAGTCCCATTAGAGGTGGGGAAATACAGCACACTGGTATGATCCCATTTTTAAAGAAATGGTTTGGTGATCTACGCTCGTGCTCACAAGGAGGTATCCGCAATGCGAGTGCGACGGTTTTTTATCCTATTTGGCATCATCAGTTTGATGATCTCATCGTTCTTAAGAACAATCAAGGAACTGAGGAAACTAGGGTAAGGCACATGGACTACGGTGTAGTCTTGTCCGCCTTCTTCTGGAGAAGATTTAAAAACAAAGAAGACATTACCTTCTTTGATCCAAATGAGGTACCTGACTTATACGAAGCATTCTATAGAGACACAGCTCTATTTGAAGAATTATATGTCAAGTACGAAAAGCGCAAGGACCTACGTAAAAAGGTCATGAACGCTGAAGACGTTTTCAAGGGTGGTATACTCAAAGAACGCACAGACACAGGTCGGATATATCTTGTATTCATTGATAATGTAATGAACCAGGGACCTTTTGATCCCGAATACCATGCGATTTATCAAAGTAACCTGTGTTGTGAGATCCTATTACCCACACGTCCATTTAAGAGATTAGACGACGATGCAGGACGCATAGCGTTGTGTACACTGGGATCTATCAACTGGGGATCGTTCAGGAATCCAGAGGATATGCGTAGAGCCTGCAGGATTCTACAGCGTAGCCTGTGTAACATCCTTGATTACCAAGACTTCTTATCGATTCAGAGTAAGTTAAGTAATGATGAGATCCAGCCACTTGGCATTGGCGTTACTAACTTGGCTTACTGGCATGCCAAGCGTGGATTGAAATACGGTGAGAAAGATGCGTTAGCTGAAGTTAAGAGTTGGATGGAACATCAAGCATTCTATCTTACAGAAGCTACCGTTGAGTTGGCCAAAGAAAGAGGTGCATGTCAGCATAGCTCACAGACCCGATACGGCCAAGGCAAGTTTCCATGGGAACTACGTGCCGCGGGAGTAAACGAACTCACAGACTTTACTCCTGAGCTTGACTGGGAAACCTTACGCACAAATATGAAGCAGTACGGAGTTAGAAATGCTACGCTTATGGCAATTGCTCCGGTTGAAAGTTCCAGTGTTGTTATTAACTCGACTAACGGTATTGAAATGCCTATGAGCCTTATTTCAGTTAAGGAAAGTAAGGCAGGTTCGTTCACACAAGTTGTTCCCGAGTACAACAGACTAAAGAACAAGTATCAGATGATGTGGGAACAGAAAGATTGTGTTGGCTATATTAAGACAGCATCGGTTCTAGCAGCCTATGTTGATCAAAGTATTAGTACTAATACATTCTACAATCCTGCACACTTTGCTGATCGTAAAGTCCCAACAACATTGATTGCCAAGAACTTGATGCAGGCTCATATATGGGGGTTGAAGACATTCTACTACAGCTTGATTAACAAAGCAGGCAGTAAGCAACAAGCAGAACTAACTCCTGAAGTGCATTACAATGGATTTCATAATGAACGAGAGTTAATTGAAGATGATCTTGATGCTGACTGCGAGGCTTGCAAGTTATGACCTTTAGTTTCATTAGAAATGTTTTAAAGGAAGGTAGAGAACACAAGTTAGAAATCTATCCGTTGCCCTACGATGCTAATGAACTTGCTCCGGCAGTGTCAGAGGATACTATCAACTACCATTACGGCAAGTTGGCAAAGACCTACGCAGAACGTTACAACAATAACGAAGGTGATGCGGGCTTTAACGAAGCTGGAGTATTTCTACATAACATCTTGTTTCAGCAGTATCAAAGCCCTAAGGGATCAAACAAGCCCGTAGGCGGGATTGAAGATTTTATTATTGATCACTTTACAACCTTTGATCTTTTCAAAGAAGAGTTTGCTAAAGTTGCAATGAGTATACAAGGTAGTGGTTGGGTTTATCTAGCCAAAGATGGAAAGATTAAAACTATTAAGAATCACGAGATTAAGAAAGACATTGTAGTATTAATTGACTGGTGGGAACATGCATGGTCATTAGATTACCAACATGACAAGAAAAAGTACTTAGACAATCAGTGGAAAATTATCAATTGGGATCATATAAATGTTAGAAACGATATGTGATATAATGACTGACGCTTATAAGCGTAACTGGATCACAAGTCGTGATGGTAATGTAAGTATTCGTCATCACGACCGTGATCATTTCTACATCAC